ATGATGTTAATACGGCAATAGTACTTCCTGTAGCCAATCTAGCTTTAGCACGATCTCTATAAATACCACCACGCTCCCAGTCTTTATGGAATTGTGGGGATATTAAATTCATGCCAGGAATGCGTGAAGCGCCTTGGTCAAATATCTTAGTCAATGTACCAGAGAATGGCACCATAGTTTTAATAATAGGTAAGTTTAAAACTTGATTGGTTGTGTTATAAAATTGTCCTAACCTAGTAGATTTGTCAAAGTCATATGAGAATGATATAAGCTTACGTATCTCCTCTACGTTATTATAAATATCTGCTGGTTGTTCTCTTACAAATTTAACAACTTCATCTTGAACAAGAGTGTTAGCTTCATCTAATGTTTTGCCAGCCCTTTGTAATTCATTGATACGATTAACTGCAAATGTATACGCTTCTCTATGTAATGCCATACGAGCCATAGGAGATGATACTAATTCATCGCCAGAGCCTAAAGCTCTAAAAGAAAGAGACGTGATAAATCCAATAGAGTCTAAACTTCCACCCATAAATGTATCTTTAAGTTCACCAGTTCTTAATAATTCTTTTGATGTAAATGGTATGGTTACAGAAGTATCAGATAAATATTCTGCTGATAATGGATTTTCTCTTGCCTCTCCTTTATAGCCAGCACGTTTACCAGTCTTAACAACATTGGATGCACTCTCAAGACCATCAAGCATACCATTACGCCATCCATGCCATCCAGCTATTAAAGCACCATCAACATATTCTTCGCCAGCAGCTTTCAATCTGCGTTTAGTAAATCCAGATTGTATTCCATCTTCTACAGACATTAATGTGCCATGAGCAATAGAGCCAGTTAAGTTTTCTACCCATGTTTTAACATCATTAAGAAGATTGCTTTGGAAGGTATACCACATACCTTCTTGCAGTTTATCCCAAACATTCTTTTGATTCTTAATAAGATCATTTTTACCTTTGCGTTTAGGTGAACTTACATACGCCTCAGCAAATCTACGTAATACATTTTCATCTGCTGTTTCATCTAATAACGCTTGGAATTGCTCACCTTTTAATGCTGGACCCATTTCTTTAGCACGTTTAAATACATTCAATGATCTAGCTACGTCAGTTTGTATACCAGACATTTGCTTTAAGATAACATCGTGATATGCTAATTGCTGTCTAAGATTAAGTTTATCTACATCGTTTAAACCTTCTGTAACGTATCTATTCATAAGATCATCAAGATATGTAGCACTATCATCATGCAATTTAATAAAGCCAGCTAATCGAGTAGCAAGTTCTGATCCGCCTACTTTAGATGCAAAATCCTCACCAGCTAATACTTGACGTGCAGACTGTTCTGGAATGCCACGCTCAATAGCAGCATCAAACATCTCTTGCACTGTTTTAGTTGTAACAGTTTGATTTTTTAATAGAGTTTCTGTAGTAGCTTGTACAGTAGATTTTAATGAATCATCATCAAATGGAACTGTAGATATTCTTAACTCTGGTGGCTTAATACCTTCTACACCAGCAGCTTGAATCTCTTGTTTCTTAGTTGTTACCTTTTTTATTTTGCCTTCTGTTACAGGCTTAACATCAATAGGTGTAGGATTGTCTGGTATATTTACTTCTGCTTCACTTCCAGTAGGTGCGCGTTTAGGTCTTTGTGTAGCTGGGCCAACTTGAATCTCACGCTGTACTTTTGTGCCAGGAACTTCTAATGTTTCCTTGAGTACTTTTCTTCCAGCAATTTCAGCAGCTTTCTCGCCAGCTTTAATTCCTAATTTAGTACCAATGCCAGCAACTAATGTAGGTTCTTCGTTTGTAAATATTGATGGTTCAATAGGATCTGATGGCTCATCTATAAATGGCGATGGTGCGCCTTCAAGAGCATCTTGAACAACTTGTTCTGTAGCTGCATCTTTAGTTATAGATAGAGCTGTATCTTCTTGAAGTTGATTTAAACGATCATCTAATGTTTGATTTGGGATTGTCATTTAATAGCCTTTGTCATTGCTGATATACCTTTGGATATAGCTTTACTGCCAGTAGTTGTTGTAAGCACGTCTGCTGCCATAAGTTTAGCATCTGGAGTTAAACTTGTAGTCACACCTTTACCTCTAATTAAAGATTCTCCACGACCAGCAGCTTGTAATGCAGCTGGAGTACCTTCCGTTCTTGTTTCAGATCCTGTCATAGTTTGTCTTGTTTGTTTAGATCCAACAAGAGGAACTAGATCTCTAAATGTTAATTCACCCAAAATAGGTATATTAATGTTTAATGCTTCATTAAGAGTTAATGGTGATGCTTCATCAATAAGATTGCCAATTTTTTCTAAGCCTACACCAAGCTCACCCAATCCTTGTTGTAATGGTGATGGTGCTATTTCTGTTAATACTTCTGTTTTAGGCATAGGAACAACTGGAGCCTGTGCAACTTGAACTGGCTTTGGTTCTTCTGCAACAAGAGGTACTGGACCAAACTCTTGATCTAATCTCCAATTCTCATAGTTATCAAATATGTTATCCATAATATCTCTTATTTTAAGTTGGCTTCGTCTTGCTCTGCTTTTCTAACTGCATCAACATACTTCATAATTTCATCTTTGTTTTTGTATTTGCTACGCATTACATTTTGTTTAAACATATTATACGCGTCATCATTTGCTAATGACTCTGTTGGCAATGTCAATTTAATATTTTTAGTTTCAATAAAAGTACCATATGCTTCTTTATTCTTATTTACTGTAGATCTAGCAGCAACTTCCTTTTTTCTCTTTTCTTTAATAGAATCTAGTATATCTGAATATCTAGTTGGCTTTTCATTCTTGCCTACTGATTTATTATGTTCTTCATTAGCAACACTAATCGTTTGAATTTCAGATCTTACAGCATCTTCTTTTTTTGCCCTTTGAGATCTATTTCCAGAAGGAACAACTTGATCTACATAATCTTTAACTTGCTCATCAAGGTATGCTTCTGATTTATTTGAATACACACCATATACATGTTTGTTAAGTGATTTTCTTGATACACCTAATTCAGCACCTCTTGCCAATACTTGATCCCATGTATCAAATCTACCTCTGCGAATTTCATCTTTAATTTTTACTACACTGTCAGTATACTCAGCTTCTGCTTCAGCATCTTTACGTATAGCATCTATAGTTTTTGGAGATCCAAGATTAGGATTCTTTATAGTCATAGATGTCATTTGAGCAAGATATTTAGGATCTTTAGTTTCATAAAATTTGTTTTCTAAATCATTAAAGATTGTTTTATCTTGCTCTGTTTGCAATGCTAATGCATCCTTACGAGCGCCATCTAAGTTATTAAGTCTTGTTCTTACCATATCAATAACTTTAGATTTTTTACTATTGCCTTGCTCATCAAACCCTAGCATACCAAAGTAATCAGTCATATCACCAGCAATACCTTGATTAAGGTTATTAATGACTTCGTAATCATTTGTAAATGTTTTCTTATCTGTAAGGTGAGTTACAACTCCATCCATAATAGCAAAGTCAATAACCTCTTGATCTTTATTTGCAAATTTCAGTTTATATTCTACTGGCAACATTGCTATATGGTTTTTTATTGTATTTCTATATGTTTGTATTTTGATAGCAAAATCAGCTGGGTTATTATATTTAATGAGATCTGGAAGATCATTTCGCAAATTGTTAATAGCCTCATCTGTTTTAATAACATTGTCCGCTACAAATCTTTTTGTTATTTCTTCATCAGCTTGATCTAATAATTGACGGCCTTCAGGAGTAATACCAGCCTTAAATTTTAATGCTTGCTCTGGGCTAATCTTAGCTAAACTTCTTGCATAGCCTTCTACTAAACCATTTAATGTTGATTCTATTTCTTCTTTGTTAATAGGCAAGCCAGATTTAATGACTGATTTAATCTTGCTCATTTCTTTACGAGCTTCAGTTTCTAAATCTGTTCTTAATCCTAAAGATTGCACTTCTCTTGCTGCTTCTCCAAATATAGTATAATCTTCTGAAAACAATGTTTCAGGGTCTATATTGTTTTGAATAGCCTCTGCATACTGTTGTAAAGTAGGTCTATTATTTATACCATATTCTGCACCAGCTTTTTTTGCTGTTTCTGCTGCTTGTTCAAATGCAAACTTTGATATTCTGTCAAGGCCAGACTGCAATGATTTAGAACTAGCAACACTTTCTTTAATGTCAGCAAATTGCAATGGCTGTGTTTCAGCCAACATAATATTTTGTCTTTGATATCTTGGATTATCAGCCATAGTTAAGCCTTAGGTGGTTCTTCTGTTTTTTCTTTTGGTATAATAACTTTACTAAATTCATATGCTCCAGTGGCAAGTTTACCAGCAGCATCAAGCAAACCTCCTCTTGCAGCAATTTTTCCAGCTGTTCCAAATATATCTGCTTGTGTTGATCCAGTCATAAGCGCATTAGACGCATTGCTAATATCCGCCATAAAGTCTCTGCCAGCTTCTTTTAAATTCATTGTTTCAACTAATTTAGCTGATCCTTCAAGCCCTAATACACCGCCAGCATATCTACGGGATGCATTAGCAGCATTAGCTGCTGTAACTTTACGCAATGTCTCATTAGCTCTTTCTTCGTATTGAAGTGCTTTGCGAGCAGAATCAGCTTTTGTCTGCATAGCTTGTAGGTTATACATAGCTTGTTGGCTTTTCCCTTGAGAAAAGCTTGAAAACGCACTAAACGCTGAACTAGCTGCTGATATATATGGAGCTGCTGCTTTAATAAAAGGTATGGCTGCTGACATAATTATGTTCCTTGATGGACTCCTACTTTATATTCTAAACCTAATAATGTTAATTTCAATGGTGCGTTTTGAGTAATTGTAATCTTTGCTTCATTACTATACCCTAAAATGCCATGTAATACTTTAGTGCCTGTATAATCTGGTACATCAGCATCTAATGTTGATGCTGTGTCAAATGATCTAAATGGTACTTCTATGCCATTAATGACCATATTCTGTGTTTCATAGACTAATGCATTAACTTCAACAATACGCTTTTTAAAGCCTAATCGTGTACCAGACTGTATCTTTAAGTCAATTGGCATAGTTGTTGCTTGTACAACAATAGGCAATCCTACCTCATAAGATGATGCAGATGCCCTAGGAAATGTTACTGTACCACCTCCAGGAACTGTTTGGTTGGCTTGTACAATACCATCTAATAATACATTAACTTCTTTGCCTATTACATGAGACATAGACACTGTTGATGCTACACCACCTGTTTTAGCACTATCAGTTAATAATGTATGGTCAAATCGTTCTACATAGTATTGAGCAGTACCACTAATGGTACGTTTAACTACAACATAAATAGTAGTAATGTCTACGCCAACATCTAAAAACTCACCACCCGCAGTTACAAACTCTGATGGGGCTATAACATTCTGTGATCGCATAATTGAATATGCTGCAATACTTCCATCTGTGGCATTAGTAATTAATAATAGATCATTCTCATCTGTATCCACAGCACGTCTTAATGCCATACGTGTAGGATTCTTTAATAAATGTCCTGATAATAGAGATATTTTAGATGTAAGATAAGTTAATTGTGTATCAGAGTATGCAATCTCACTAAGGATCTTACCTTGACGTTGTATAAATAACACGCCTGATTCTAGTTGTTGCACTCGAATACCTTGCTTACTACCAGCACGACCTGTAGTAGACACAAAGAATGACGTAGGTGTGATTGGCTCTAAGCCTTGTTGTGGTACATAGAACTCACCACCCGTTGTAAAGATCATTAAATCACGACCAGAGATAATATCTGTAATCGCATTGAATGTATTAGTATCTAATGTAGCTTCTACTGAATCGTCATCTAAACCTTCTGTGCCTTCAAAGTCAAAGAAGATACCAACTTTAGATCCCCATACTGTAGATGGTCTTGATTTAGATCCACCGAAGTATAAACGACCTTGATGGAATGTTACTGTTCTAGGCCATCCTTTTCCAGCTGACCATACATTTTCGTAGCCAGATTCTAATTCCCAATTACCATTAGCAATAGCTGATGTATTAAAGAATGGAAATTCAGTAATAGCATTGACTACTGTACCGCTTGTATATTGGACAATCTTAGCTCTGCCTTGCGGAATAACATTAATATATTGTCCTACAGAGCCAGCAGAGAATACAGATGATGATGCAGTTAATGTAACTTTACCTGATACAGCTGATGGCGTTAATGTACCAGATGGATTAGATACACTTAATGTAAATGCATATTTAGGAATACTGTCAAATGAAATAGTAGATGCAGTCCATGTAGCATCTGTGCCACCACGTACAATCTTTATTGGAGCTAAATCTTCATGCACAACAATAAGTGTGTCAGCAGATTGTGTCCAGCACATATTAGCTAATCTAGCTGATGATAATGATACGCCTGATGTATCAAGATAACTATTGCCAGATCCATTGATGTTTGTAATTAATGCGCCATTCTTATATACATGCATACGATTATGTGTAAATGCAAGCATATAACTATCTGATGTTGAGAACTCAAAGGCTACTAATCGCACACCATTGGCAGCAGATTCTGTGCCTGAATTTGGCAATGCATTGATATAACGTAAGCCACTGCGTCTAGTAATGCCACCTTGTGGTTGGCATAATACATTCTGAGCAGTCTCTAAACCATTCTCATATGATTTAATATCTATACGTGAGCGTAATAGTGGATCTATTTCACCCGCAGTAAAGTTAGTTTGAATGGTTACAAAACGAGCCATTAGTATCTCACATTAATCAATGAGAAGTCTTGTATTGCGTTTACTGGTTGTCCTTGGCCATCAATATTCATAGCTTGTCTCATGTAGCCACCACGACCATTTTCTCCTGGTGTACCTACAGCAACAGTTTGCCAATATCCAGCCTTTTCTGTTTGATCTGTAATAGGCACAGATAAATGCCATGCAAGTATATATTTAAGCAGTTGAACAAAATATGTTGGCATTGATGATTCTGGTACTGAGTATTGATAATCTACCCATACTTCTTCATAATCTGTTAGCACTTTATCTCCCATGATTCTGTATGCATTGCGTACAGGAGATCCTACTTCATTAGCATCATAGACTGCTCTTGGTGAGTTTATGCGATCAGAAGGTAGTTGATATTCGTATTTGTATTCGGTAACTGGTGTAGTGACCAGTCTAGCACATTGAACTTTCTTAAATGAAAAAGACCATGGATATGTTGATAATGCTTGGTCTCTAATATCTGGATATAGTCTATCGCATATAGACGCTTCATCTGTGCCTTCGGTAAAAGACGCAATAGGTTTAGCACCTAACATTAATAGTGAATCAGAACAAACTGATAATGCTGAATCTCCAGCTGCCATACTCTATCTCCAAATGTAAGAATAAGGCGAGTGCAAAACACCCGCCCTACCCAAGTTACTTACTACAATACAGTTTATTAATCTGTATCTGTTGCTGTTACTGTTAAACCATCAGATACGTCTACAACGCCAGATGCATTTGATAATACAAATACAATGCTCATTGTAGGAGTTGCTGAATCGTAAACAAAAATGATGTCGCCCACTTTTAAAAGTGAAGAAGCATCATTAAAGTAAGCAGCTGTGTTTACTGTAGCGATTGCATCAGCACTAGTATATGTCCAAATTTGTGGAGCATTACCAGCTTTTGATTGACCGCCAGCAGAGTTTAAACCAGTTGATGAATAAGCCATGTTTTAATCTCCTTAAATTATGCTGATTCGCGGCATGTGAGTTGAACAATACCCTCAGCATCGATAGCAGTTGCAGTCGCAGAGAATACAGCATTCACAAGGAATGAAGTTTTTTCTGGAATGTAATTGATTTCTGTGCGAGGAGCGATACCTTCTGCGTAACCAACAGCGTCTTTATGGAAAGCAAAAACTTTACGATCTAAAGAACCATCAATTGGTAAACCACCTTCTGAGCGATCACCCAATAAATGGAATGTAAAGCCTAAGAAAGTATTTAATTCACCAGCTACGAGAGCTTTAACTGTATTAAAGTCAGAAGAAGTTACTGCTGTTTCTGAAAGTAATGAAGCCAAGCTGTTACCATGAAGAACAATGTGACGACCTTCTGGTGGTACGTTGTTTTTGTCTAATAGACGTTTAGCTTCACGTAGTTTTGCTACGCTTAGGTTAGTGTCTGAACCACCGATATCGTTAGACACTGTTAATGATGTTGATGAGTTTACAAGCGCATCAATAATCATTTGATCTTGTCTACGACCGATAGCGTTAGATACTAATTGTACTAACTCTTGTCTTTCGTCAAAGTTTACTTTTTGTTGCATAAAGATGTCAGAATATTCTGCTGCATTCCAGTCTGCTAAAGTAGCAGTTACTTGACTCCAGCCAGCATTCAATGGTGATACATCTGTTTGTGGGATTCTTAAAGTAGCAACGCCTCTGCCTACTTTAGGAAATTTTACTACTGAGCCTTCAACACCGATTGATAAAAATAAAGTTTATCGCTTTGGTTAGCCAGACAAAACCTGGGCCAGTGCTTGCTATTTACGATAGCCAAACGACAAGACGACTTGTGTGAAGGGTTGCGAATGCAATTAGCCTTGTATGGTTTTTAGCATATTTTACAAATTTGTGCAAGTATTTTGCGTTTTAGGCAAAAAAAGACCCACCGAAGTGGGTCAAACGCGAACTACGGAGTCTTACTATGAACCAAAATTAGATTCAAACATTCTTTCTACTTTCTTTCTAAAGCCAGGATCTGTTTGATACTTAGGATCTCCGACCATAGCATAGAGTTCTTCTTTGGATACAGCACCTTGAACTGGAGCGCTATCTGTAGGTACACGACCTTCATAAGCACCGCGAAGTTTCTCTAATGCAGCGATACCTTTTGCAGTACCACCCATGTATTTAAACTCCTCAAAGTCATCTTTACCCCAAATACCCTTATTAACTAAACCACTAGCCCACTTAACCATGCCATTAATACGGGCATCGGCATTAGGACCAAGTGCTTTCTTTTCTTCTGCTAAATTAACAGAGCTAGTTTGCTGTGCTTCAAATCCCATCTCAACAACTTTACCCACTAAAGTATCTAAAGCTGCTTGGCTTACACCATATTCTTTAGCCCAAGATAGTACGTGATTTCGTACGGGATCTTCTGCTGGAATATCTTTAAATGCGGCTACATCATAGTTACCATCTGCTGGTGCCTTATGTTTGCCTTGTGAGATTTGTTTTCTTAGATCGCCCCAAGATTTAGCCATAGCCTGTAAGTCTGGCTCTGCTTCATCTTTTTTCCAGAAATTCTCTGGCCACCAATCGGGTCGTTCTAAAGGACTATCATCATCTTCATCTGATGCTTCAAGATGTGATATTTCTGTTTTTTGCGGATTTGATTCTACTGCTTCTGTTTCAACTGATGCACTGTCGAGTAGGCCAGTTTCTTGAGATGCTTCCTCATTACCACTAGGCTCGATGTTGTCGTCTATCATTACATTTTCCTTGCTCTAATTAACTTTGCTTCAATATCTCTCACAATACTATTTTGACCTTCACGATAGTACGCATAACTTGAGTCGCTACCAGGCAAAGCAACTGGTTGCTCTAAAACTGTTTGACGTAACCATGCTAATAACTTTTGTCCGTCATCACTACCAAAAACTCTTAATGCTAATCTATCTAAATCTTCTCTTGCTTGTGCTACATCTCTTACATCTAACGGAAGTGCTTGATCTAAATCTTCCCATCCAGCCATTACATCATCCCCTTAGTTGCAGCTTCTACCATACCAGGTACTGCTTCTGGATTTTGTTGAGCTACTTGTTGTGCAGCTTCAGCCATTTGTTGAGTCATCATCATACGTTCTTCTTGAGTGTTACGTATCTTTTGTGGGATACCTAACTTCTCAGCAATGAAGTCCATCATAGCATCTGTTTTCAATGTCATCTGAGCTTGTGGTCCAGCACCTTGAACGATCTGTGCAAACTGCAATACGTTCTGTACATCTTCCATGCTTTGAGCCATAGCTAATGGTGCAACTGCTGACACTTTAATTTCAAGACCATTGACTTTAAGAGGTAGATCAATAAGACCGCGCTCATCCATGACTCTTAAAATCTTAGTAACTAATGGTATCATAGTTTCATTAATCAGTCTGCCAAAAGCTGATCCTAGATTTTGTGATAACTCTTTCATTCGCTCTACCACTTCCGTAGCTGAACGTGCTGACATGTTGTCTGGTGGTAAAGACTCATCTAATAAAATACGCTTAATGCTCATGCGTAAATCATTCATAATGATTTGAGATACATTAAAGTCACCAGCTCTTGGCAATGGTTTCAATGATTCACCTTGTGGACCGCCATTCCTTGCAACAGGAATAATAGCGCCAGGTATAATCTTCACTGTGTTAGGATTTAATACGCCATCATCTGCTGCGGTATATACACCAGCAATAGCTAATGATGCATTTTTAAGTAATAGTTCTAATGTTTTATTGAGCGTCTTGATGTCTGGCAATGCAGTAATTAATGGACCACGACCATAAATCTCACCAGCTACTTTTGCATAGCGTGATACAATCCATGGGCTTTCTACCATACGTCTATAAACTAACTCTGTTTTAGATTCTTTATGAATAACGTGATAACAAAAATCACCACGCTTTTGATCTAAGATAGTAGCTTCAATAAATTCTAAATCGTCTGTTGGCTTTTGGTCAATCTTCTTTTGTAAGTCATCTGGAATAACTGCATCTGGCCATTGACGCATAATAGACTCGCCTTTAAGGCGCATACGTCTATATACATTGTCTACTTGACCATTAGCACCTTCTTCAAATGATACTAAGAATTGTGGTACAGGAATAAAGTTAAGTGGATTAACGTCATCACCTGGTTGTACCATCATTACAGCAGTACCTACAGATAGATCAAGCAAGAACTCACCAATAGCAATATCAAAGTTTGATTGCTTTAATGATGCAAATAGTTTATCTGAGTAAATATCTAATGCTGCTTGTGCTTCTTCTTTGCGATCTTCAGGAATATCTGGTCCTGGTTCAAGTCTGCACCACTTACGTTGTGGTGGGAATATGCCAGATTGCATGCGATTAGCAAATCGTTGTGTAGAGTTAATGGCTGTAGAATCGAATACACGATTCATTTTCTTTTGACCGCCTACTTTACCTTCGTAGTATCCGTCATAAAGATTACGTTGTGGTAACGCAAACTCATAACATTCTTCGTATAGACTTCTAAAGTCCTCTTTCTTAGTAAGAGCTTTATCGTGTCGTTTTAAAACATCCTCTGCGGATAGTCTCATCATTTCTGCCATATTGATCCCTATGATTTCTTATTTTTATTTGCAAAGTTTCTTGCTGCTTCTTTACTACCAAACCCCCAAGCTTTTAAAGCTAACTTCAATCGAGTAGGTCTACCCTTATCATCTACTAATGGACCATCCATTCCACCAAAACGAGCAGCAAAAGACACGCGCCTAGGGTTTGTACCACTCTTGACTGGAGCTTGTAAGTTACCACCTTCTTTACTTTCAAAGTGTTTTCTACCAGCTTCATTTAAACCACCTTTAGGATTCTGATATTTTTTTAATGGCATTATTCATACCACTCTAAAAATAATTCAGCCATGTGAGCAGAGCCACTTACATTAGTCAATCTAAATAAATATGTTGTTAATGGATTTAATACCATTTCTAAAACATTATCTCCACCACCGCCAGATTTTTTACCAGCACCACCAGCAACAATTTCTGCATCAATTTCAGTTCCAGTTACTGTTACAGTTGGATTAATTAATATTGCTGATTGACTTGTTGTTGCACTTGTTCTATTTCTTTTAACTGCTGTAAATGATGTGCCACCAGTTACAGTTGCTCCTTCATAAACATAAAGTTCAGCATCACCACCGCAACTTGCATCGAC